TTTATAATGATTCAGGTGCTTGTGACGGCTTTATAGCATTTCAATACGGTCGTAACGAAATAATGAATGCAGAAAGATTAAGACCGCCACAATCAATATCTTTACAACCTAAAGTCGGTAGACAATTAATGTTTCCTTCGTGGGCGCAACATATGGTCTATCCATTCTTTGGAGAAGGAGAAAGGCGAACTGTCGCAGCAAACTTGAATTGCTGGGAAAAACAACAACAACAACAAAAACAAAAGAAAGAGAAATAATAATATGCTAACAGTAGGTGATATATTCCCTGACTTTCATTTAGATGGAGTCAACGAGAATAACGAAATGATAAAATATAATTTTACAGACTTAAATAAATGGTCTGTTATATACTTTTATCCTAAAGACTTTACATTTATATGTCCAACTGAGATCGCAGAGATGGATCGCTTAGTTGACGAGAACGTATTTATTATGGGTGTAAGTGGCGATAACGAGTTCTGTAAACTCAACTGGAAACAAAGTAATTCACTTATAAGCGATATTAGGCATCCGTTGATAGCAGATTGTGGTCTTTCGCTATCTGAAGATTTAGGCATAGTCTCTTTTGAAGAAGGTGTTTGTTTACGCGCAACATTCATTATAGATCCAGAACAGATGATACAACACGTATCAGTCAACGCTTTAGATACTGGTCGTAACGTAGACGAGATTATTCGTACACTTAAAGCCTTACAAGCTGGAGGACTAACAGGCTGCTCTTGGCAAGAAGGAGATGAGTTTGTCGTTTAATTATTTTTGGATATAAGATATAAATTAATTTTATTTATCTTTTTCTATTATCTTACTATATTAATAAAGGATATTAGAAATTGGTATGTATTTAACCACTAAACTTGGAGAAATAAAAAAATGGAAGAAGTAAAAAGAAACTATTGGTATTTAGGTATAAACGAAGAGTTTATGAATAGGTTTCTAGGTATTGAAACTACTAAGGTTCGAGCTAGAAATGCAAAAGGACATTTTGTAAAAGATGATCCCAAAACAAAAAAGAACGAAGCCTATAAAACCGTAAGAAAACCAACTAGAAAAGTTAAAAAAGCTAAATGACAAAGATTTGGCGCAAACAAGAGTGGGAGCGACAATTAGAAGAGAATCCTGATGAATGTATTAGGATCTCTCCTGATTTAGTAATTAATAAAAGTAACAAACAAAAAGATAAAGATGAACAACAACAACGAAAAAAGTTTACTACAAAAGACGATTGATTTAAAAAGACGAACAAGTTCTACTATTCCTTTTGGTTATAAACTATCTTCTAAAGATTCTAAATATATGGAGCCTATAGAAGATGAATTAGAAGCACTCGAAGCTGTCGAAGGAATGGTAGTCAACGAAGAAATATCACTACGAGATGGTTGTTATTGGTTAGAGAATCATACAGGTCGTAGTATAACACCTATGGGTTTAAAGAAAATTATAGATAAAAAGTATGGCACAAGAAACGAAAGATTGGGATTTACATCCTGAGAAATATCTAACTGAAGAAGATGGAGTTACTTTTAAATTAACTAAAGCAGGATTGCCGCGTAAAAAGGGTGGTAGACCTAAAGGTAAAACATCTAATTATAATTATTCGTCATCTACTAAAGCTAAGATGAATGCTAGGCGTTCTGTTAGTAAAAAGAAAAAAAGAATTAAACAACTTCAGAATCAGATAAAATCACATAAGACTCACTTAAAAAAACAAAAAGAAGTTCTAAATAAACTCGATAATAAAACAGACAATCAAGTTGTACTTGACACGGATTTAGAAGCCCTTAACCCAAGTACACAAGCACACATTCAACACAACCCAGAAGAATCCGTAGTCTTTCATCCTAATGACGGACCACAGACTGAGTTCCTTGCAGCCGGAGAAAAAGATGTACTCTACGGTGGTGCAGCAGGTGGCGGTAAGTCTTATGCTATGTTAGTTGATCCGTTACGATACGCTCATAAGTCTGCTCATCGTGCTTTGATTTTAAGAAGATCTATGCCTGAGTTACGTGAACTAATAGACAAATCTCGTGAACTTTATCCTAAAGCATTTCCGGGCTGTAAGTTTCGTGAAGTCGAGAAGTTATGGAACTTTCCAAGCGGTGCTAAGATAGAGTTTGGATTTCTAGAAAAAGACGCAGATGTTTATCGCTATCAAGGACAAGCATACAGTTGGATAGGCTTTGATGAAATAACTCATTTACCTACAGAGTTCGGTTGGAACTATCTTGCTTCAAGGTTAAGAACAACAGATCCTGAAATAGAAACTTATCTTCGCTGTACTGCAAACCCCGGCGGTGTCGGCGCACATTGGGTTAAAAAAAGATATGTAGAGGTAGCAGAACCTAATAATTCATTTATAGGAAAGGATGGACTCTCACGTAAATTTATACCAGCAAAGCTAGATGATAATCCTTATCTTGCTAAAGACGGAAGATACGAGCAAATGCTTAAAGCACTTCCGCCTATACAGCGAAGACAACTTCTTGAGGGTAATTGGGATGTAGCTGAAGGCGCTGCCTTTGTTGAATTTGATCCAACCGTTCACGTAATCCCTCCTTTTATTCTTCCTGTAGTGTGGGAAAGAGTTAAAGGAATAGATTATGGGTACTCATCTGAGAGTTGTTGCCTATGGGGAGCAGTAGATAGAGCAGACGGAACTTTAATAATTTATAGAGAATTATACAAAAAAAACTTGACAGGTCTTGATTTAGGTCGTATAATAACAGAAATGGAAGTAGAAGATCCGTTTTCTGTCCAAGGAGTATTAGATACTGCAGCTTGGGCAAGAACAGGAACAACTGGACCTACTGTTGGTGAGACATTACAACAACTAGGTCACAAGCTCAGAAGAGCAGATAAAAATAGAATACAAGGTAAAATCCAAATTCACGAGTACTTGAAAGTTCAGAATAATGGGAATCGACCTAAACTACAAATATTTAATACTTGTCCTAATTTGATTCGAGAACTACAAAGCATTCCATTGAGTAAGACTAAACCTGAAGACGTAGACACGAATGCATCAGATCATGCATACGATGCGCTACGTTATTTAATAATGAGTAGACCGCGCATAAACGATCCAATACAGCGCATAAGAGAATTAAAAAAGGAATCAATATATAATCCATCAGATCCAGATTTCGGATATTAAAACAACATGGCAGATAACGAAAATACATTTATAGACAATTCAGATAATATTTTTTTTGAAGATATTGAAGGCGAAGAAGGAAAGAAGTTAGTATTAGGAGAGGACCAACAACTTAATTTAGTAGGAATTATACAAGGTCGTTTTTCAGATGCAGAAACTTCAAGGATTCCTCACGAAGGTAGATGGCTTAAAGCTTACAGAAATTATAGAGGCTTATACGATAAAAGTATAAAATTCAGAGAATCTGAAAAATCTAAAGTCTTTGTAAAAATTACTAAAACTAAAGTATTAGCATCTTTTGGACAATTAGTAGATGTAATCTTTGGTACAGGTAAGTTTCCAATTGGTGTTCGAGAAACTAAAATGCCAGAAGGTGTTGCTGAGTTTGCACACCTAGACACACAGAATCCAACTCCTAGTATTGAAACAAGTGTACCAGAGCAAGAAGAAATAGAAATTGAAAATCCTTTTGATGTAGGATACGAAGGAGATGGTAAAACTTTAAAAGCTGGCGCAACTTTCAGCAACGGAAAGTTTTTATTAGAAGAAGAAGCTAGTGAACTTCTTAGTGAAGGCACAAGCCCTATGCCTCAAGAGATTGAGATCAAACCTGCGCAGATGGCAGCAAGACGCATGGAAAAATTAATCCATGATCAAATTGAAGAATCTAAAGGATCTTCTGAAATAAGAAACGCTTTGCTTGAATCTGCACTACTTGGAACAGGAGTTGTTAAAGGTCCTTTTAATTTTAATAAAACTCTTAGTCGTTGGGATGAAGGAGAAGATGGTGAAAGAACTTATGCTCCTGTAGATGTTAGAGTACCTAGAATTGAGTTTGTAAGTTGCTGGGATTTTTTCCCTGATCCTGCAGCAACGAATATAGAAGAGTGTGAGTACGTCTTTCATAGACATAAATTAAACAAAAGCCAACTAAGAGCTTTACGTAAAATGCCTTACTTTGATAGTGATGCTATACGAGAATGTTTAATGATGGGAGCTAACTACGAAGATAAGTATTATGATACACAATTAAAAGATGATGAGAATAATTCTTCAAGAAACGCAGAAAAATATGAAGTATTAGAATATTGGGGAATAATGGATGCTGAATATCTACGACAAGCAGAAGTAGATGTTCCAGATAGTATAGATGATTTAGATGAGGTTCAAGTTAATGCTTGGATATGTAACGGTAAACTTCTTCGTATAGTTATAAATCCTT